CAAAGAAGATGATATTGTTTGTGTATCTCTAGGTTTAGCAACGTCTATGACGGTAGTTGCTGGGATATCAATGTCATATCCTCTAACATATGCCTTTCCTGCAGAAACTTTGACACACATCAAATCATTACTTGGATCATTACCTTGATCTGTTTTCTGCGTATCTAGATATAGACCATCGTTTGAAATTCTATCGTTCAGAGAATTTACAACTTCGACTTTGAATTTATCTACCGAATAGTCACCAGATTCTTCAAAAGTTCTCTTTGCAAAATAATCTCTGATTAGCGAATATTGTGATTTATCTTGTAATTTTTTAATTTCACCGTTATCTAAGCGAATTAACTCAATAAAATCTTTATCGTCGTAATCTGTTAATTCTTTTTGTGATAATGTAGTTGAAATTTTTAATCTATCTGCACCAGGAGCAGCATAGTTAGAAAATCCCTTTGCATTATCATATAATGAAGTATCAATGCCAGCATTAACAATCTGCTCATTAATTGATAGACCTACTCTATATGAAGGACTATTTGTATATGGACTAATGATTAAAGTATCTGAATCAACATTTACAAAGTTTCCTCTAAGGAAATAAACACCCGTTGTAATGCCTACAGCAGCGCCTGTAGCGGTTGAATCAATATCAACGAGGGTTGCTACAGTATCTCCCGAATTTACTGTTGTATTGCCATAAGTAAAAGTGTCAAGAGTGATTAAGACTTCACCATCTTCAAACAAAGAAACTTCAAAATCATCACTCGAACTGAGATATTTTACATATAATGTTGGTGTTTCTACTCCCTTATCTGGTGGTAGTAGATAATTTATAACTTTAGCGGTATTTCCTGTATTCTGTCCCTGTAAGGTTTTTCCTACAAGATTTTTTATGTAAAGAGATACATCTATTCCTGAATGGTCTGCATTTATCTTAACCGCATAGTATTGTGGATCATAAGTGACACCACCAGGTATCACCATTGAACCTTCTTTAAAAATATGACTTCCAAAAGATTCGATTTGGTCCTGAAGAATTGACTGTAGAGTTGTTAATTCTCTAGCCTGAACAGGAAATCCTGGCTTAAATAATACCCGATAGAAATTATCTTTGGGATCAAAATCATCATAATATGGGTTGATATTTAAATTTGTCTTCTGTGGCATTTTTAAAATTCCAGGATAATTTTAACGTCTTCTTTTTGTCTGGAGTTCCTTGAAATTAGGGGGCGATTATCAAGATAAATTATCTCCCCTGATCCTTTATTTATTTCAGAAGTTGCAAGACCATTTGTGAATTGCATTCCCAAATCAACTATTTTTGATCCAGTTGGATTTGTGGTTATTCCTGTAAATGTGGTATCAATAGAACCAGAGAATCCTCCAGATGTAGTAACTGAATTTGATGTGGATTCAAATGCTAAAACTTTAGATGCAGTGGTGATGCCAATGTAATCTGTTTGATCTAAGGTTGTTTGGTTAAATGTTAAAGTTCTATCAACAAAATATTTTGCAACTTTAGTTTCACTGTCATATGATGCAACATAACCCTTTGCAATTCCGCCAGTTACAACTTGATTAATTTTATCACCAACAGATAGTGAACCACTAACAGACTGGAACTTGATTGCATTTAATGACGAAAATTGATTTTCAGTGTAGAGAGTTGTTGAACCAATAGAAGTTGGATTTTTAACAATACCTACTTGTGCAAATTTAGAGTCTATTGGAAAATCTTTCGTTGAATCATCAAATCTAGCATAGATTAAAACTTTATCTGCACCAAGTTCTTTATAAAGATCATAACCATGACCTTTTGATGGGGGAATAATTGGAATTAGATGTGCATAGGTTCCTGCAGAACTTGCATTAATTGAACCCAAATCAACCATTGCATAAGTGTATCCTTTTCCGCCAGATGAAACTGTGGTATTTGTTATCTTTCCACTAACAACGTCAACAACTACTTTTCCACCAGTTCCATCTCCAAGAATGTTAACTTCTTGACCAAGACCACCCGAATAATTTGATCCCTGATCTTCTATATAAACAGTTTTTATTTGATTTTCATAGATACTGGAATCTCCATTATCTCTAACTGCTGATATTTGAGCATCTGTAGAAGATGACCAATCATTTGGTAAAGCAATATATTCAGTTGAATCAAATTTAATTATATCACTTGGATTTACTGTAAATAGATACTTCCAAATATAACCATCACCACTTTCACCAGCCTTAGATGGTTCTAAATCTGTAAATGTTGGTTCATCTTGAGAAGCGTTTCCAGTGGTACTAATTCCTGAGGAACCATTCTCAATACAAATATAAACTTTATAATCAGAGTTCAAAACATAGTAATTTGAATCATACAGTCTAGTTGACTGAGTGATTGGCGATGGATTGCTGGCACCATAATCATGTCTATACATTTCATATCTAGTTCCTCTTGTCCAATCAATTCTTCTAATTAATCTTTTAGCATTAATTGAAGTAACTTTTTTGCCAAACATCATTGTTTGACCAACATGATTTACATAATTAATATCATCAACTGGAACTGGAGTATTATCATCCCAATCTGTACTTCTACCATACCCAACCGCAGTTGGATTTGGTAAACTTAGGAAAACATAGTAAGAATTTGAAGTATTATCAATCGAGTCTACAAAATTACTCGCATTTAATATTCTAAACTGATCTGTTACAATTGCCGCCATCGTAATAGCTTTTTTCTATATTTATAGATCTTTTCTTAGGGAGCCAGTATCTCTCAATCCATATCCACGTCTCTGGATAATTGGGAAAGTTGATAATCCAGAATTAATTGTAAAACCAGTTACCCCAATAGAAGTTGGTGAAGATGATCTGGTGATTCCTGAAAGCTTACCCCATGAGAATCTTCCCAGTGGTAAAGTTGTGCTTCCAGTTGTTGCTATACCGACAATTGAACTGTCTGATTTAACATTAGTTACAATCTCAGCATTTCCACCAAAAGTTGACAAACTATGTACATAGTAAATATTATCCAAGAAAGTAGTGCCAACGCCAACAACTGAAGCGTCACCACCATCAATAGAAGTAACACCATTACCAACAGTTGTATCCAAAATATAAATTGGATAACCAACACTCATTCCCGTAAATGATGTTGTATTTAAGAAGAATTTGAGTGCTAATGGATTTCCACCAGTTCCAGAGGTTGTGGTTATTCCAGTCACAATTCCAGAAAAACCTTCAACTGTTGTGATAGTGGTTACATTTTCATATATTGGTGCTGGGAACGGTGTAATAACCTTTGGTTGATTGGTTAGTGAATAACCAAGACCTGGATTTGTTATCGTTATTGGTGTAGTTAGTGATCCGTTAGTGACTGTGATTGTAGCAGTAGCAGTTGTTCCAACACCAACACTTATATATTTTGGTGCCGCAATTTTAACTTCTACTGAAGAACCAGTATAACCAGAACCAGCATTTACAATATCCAAAGATTGAATCGTACCAGCAGCAGAAACAACAGCAGTTATAGCAGCAGAAACTGGTTCGTTGGTATCGATAATAAGAGCATCTACAGAAGAAATTACCAGAGCAGACTCATTTTCTTCATAATTGAAGAACTGTGCATCATCAACAAATATTTCGGTATCACTTGAAGAAATATCCTTGATAATTCTTGCTGTTGGGTATACTTGAGTTTCTATAGAATCTCTAGATTTTGAAACAATTTCATTTGATATGATTTTATCAACTTTTTGTTTTGTCCAACTCATTGGTTTGAAGTTAACTTCATCAATACCAAGACCAGAATATAGATTTGTTTCAAATACATCAGAACTTGTTATACCAACAACGGTTCTCTTACCTTGAGTTTCTGTCTCTGGATTTAAATTATCTTTTATAATTTGTATAACATCACCCTGCTTAATAGTTTCATTTACATTTACAAAAACAGAATCAACATCCTTTGTTCCTCTATAGAAGAATATTGTAATGACATCACTATCTTCTGGCGCTTCTGTAAATGTGAATGAGGTTCCACCAGTAAATTCATAGTTAACTCCTGGATCTTGAATAACTCCATTAATAAAGATTAGTAGAAGAGCATTTAAATCTATTTCTGCAGAATCTACATTAGATGGATCTTTTTGGAAACTTAGCAGTTGACCATTGTAATAAAGTGGGAATCTCTTTCTTGTTCCATTCTGCAATGATGCAACACTATCAATATAATCAAGTTCCCCAAACTGCCATGCTGAGAAAGTATCTGTAAATGTTTCAATAACAGTTAATTCAAAATCAGATACTGGTGCTGCAAGATTTCTATCAGTTACCAA